CTAGATCAGTTGCATCTGCTACTGCCGCCGCACTTACTTGTGCATAGACAGGAACTTCAACAGCTTTTCCACCACCAGAGATCGCATAGTTTTTAACTAGGTTTCTCATAATGGATTTTTCTGAAGCTACAAATTGTGCTTCTGCAACAATTTCAGTGTATAGTTCTGATATCGTTGACGACGTTGTTTCGTTAGCCATTTTATTATCCTATTAAGTTTATTTGTTTAAATTAATCTTAACAGCCCCTGAATCTCGTTTTGCTCTATATTCTGCATAGGCTTTCTTATCTTCAGGTTTTGTTAAGTCCAAGTCCTGTAATGAAAAGGGTTTTACAGTATTACCACCGATACTACTCTGACTTCCTGAACCAGACTTAGACCCTTGACGGAAATGTGGGTTAGCATCTAAAAACTCTTTAACTCGATCTTCAATAGTTAATAGTTCTCCTTTTGCGTTATATCGTACATTAGAATTATTATCAACTATTTCTATTCTACCATCATCATTATATTTAATTTCACTTTTCAATAAAGATACAACTTGTTGTGCATTAATAGATTGTTCTTTGTTAGCAATAGATAAAATAGAATTATCAACCTTTTCTTTTCTAATTTGATCTTTGTATCTGTTAAGTTCTTGTTCTTTTTCAGATAATCTTTCTTGCATAATCTTTTCGATTTCTGCTTTTGATTTAGCTTCTTTAAGTTGCTGTTCTTTCAAAAGTTCTTCTTTTTTCTTTGCTTCTTCTTCTAACATTTTTTGTGCTTTTGTTTTTTCAGCCTCTAATCTAGTTTTGATTATATTATCTAATTGGTCTTGTGTGAAAGTTTGCTGTTTCGGTGCTTCTGTTTTTACTTCTTCTTTTTTTTCTACTTGTTCATTTTTCGGTTGAACAACCTCTGTTTCTTGCGACATAAGTCTCCTATTTATATTATTAGTTCTCCAGCTTCGTCATACCAATCAGGATTGACATAACTCCATTGGTGTCTGCAGTTATAACCCCCACGAACTATTAAAGGGTTACCACTTTTTTTACCTTTCCACCTTGTACTAGACCAAAGTTTATTTACTTCGTCAATAGTAAAAAGGCCATTTTTACGCTTGTTATATACTCCACTAATCACATTTCTGCAAATTCTTCTAGTAGTTGGTATAATATCCCCATAATATTTAACAAATGTTAGACCAGCGTCTTGTGATTTATTAAAATTAAGAGTAGCGTCAAAATCTCTTAAAGAATCATTTAGTATTTGTCCAGCGTATCTTTTCATGTTTTCTCCAGCACGATCTCTAGCAAATTTAGATTGTAGAGTTTGAATAGATTTATCAACTTGTGCTTTTTTAGATTTATTAAATTTATTTCTATTGATGTAAGATACTAGTTTTTGTGCTTCTACATCATCTGCACTTGCATAAATACCATTAATTGTTTGTCTTAATTCTTTTTCTAAAACAGTAAAATTAGAGCCTACTAAAGTATTCGTATAAACCTTTTCTGCTAATTTTCTTGTAAATGTATTTGATACGTCTTTAAATTGTGTAAAGAATTGTTGTTTAAGATTTTGTATTAATGCTAAATCTCCTTTTGTAATTTCTTGGAACGCTAAAGGAATATTGCCAATTCTTTTGAATGCTTTTTCAATTCTCTTTGCTTGTTTATTAAAGCCTGTTCTAACAACTGTATCTGACCACGCTAAATATTCTCTTTCAAGAATAGCTTTGATTTGAGGCCTGATAGCAATAGCTGATTGTAGTTCAACTAACTTTCCATCAGTTAAAGGTAGAGTACTAACAAGTGAAATAACTTCTCTTTCAATTTTATCTAAAGTTTTAACTAGAGTTTTATAATATTCTGCTTCAGCAAGTTCTATTTGCTTTATTCTGTAAAGTGTAGCGTCTTTGACTATATCGGACATTCATTAAATTTCTTCTTGTTCTACTTCTTCGTCTTGTTGCTGTACTTCGTCTTGTGTAAATTCTCCTACTTCAGATTTTACATCTATCTCATCAAAAATAATATTTAACTTTTGGTCATCATCAACAACTGCTCTAGCAATCTCTTTATCTATTTCTTTTGATAATGTTGGAGATTGAACACCTACTGCTTTTGCTTGTTGATAGAATAATAAATCAGTTGCGTAATCTCTAATGTTAAATGAATCAGGATAATTAATCTCTCCATCAAATTCTACATTTTGAAACATAGCATATAGTTTAAATAATTGTTCTTCTGCTAATTGTAAATTATCAGCTTTTTCAGATAGTCTTGCATTAAGTAATTCAAATTCAGTTTGTAGTGCAACTCCTGACGAGACTTGTGTTTTAGTAGTTCTTACTGCCCCTGTGTGTGCTATTCTGTTTATAGATTCTACTTTGTTATTAATTGAATCCATAATTGCTGTTAAACTTGCACCTGATGGCTGTAATAAATAAGGTTTTAAGTTAGGTTCCATTTCGTCAGGCATTTCAATTACTGCACCAGCACCAGCACTTGCATTTACGCTTGGAGTTTTAACTAATGATGGGTGGTTAGTTAATCTAATTAATTGTTCCATTTCAGAATATTCGTTGTAGATAGATTTTTGTAAGTCTGCAATATCTGTTAAATCTGATTGACCAATTCCTCTTTTGTGAGATTTAGAATTGTATAAAATAACTGCTGGTATTTTGCCAATCATATTTGGTACAGTATCTATAAGTCGAGGCTCTTCTCTTTTAGGCATATAGACAGTATCAATTTTATCAGGATACCACATTCTTAAATATTGCCCACCATCTCTATCAACTTCTTCTCTTATTTTAAGATAATTTAATTCATACTTACCATTAGGTTGTCTTTCAAAATTCCAATCTAAAACATTTTCAGGTGTAACAAGTGAAAGATAAGGTCTAATATCTTGTGCTAGTTCATCTGCTTTTGTTTCTGTTTGAATATTTGGTTTATCTAAAACCATAAAACAATGGCCATAAATAGAAGCATAGTTTTGTGCGTGTTTAATTACAGAGTTTAAATTGTTACCATCTAGGTCTGCGTCTTTTAAGAATGATTCTAAACTAGCTTCATCTTCCATACTAGCAAAATCTCTACTTGGTCTTACTCTAAATAAAAATGAAGAATAGATTTGAATAATATTTCTACAATGATTATCGCAAGGTGTGTTTGCAAGTCTTTGATTAAACTCATTATCTAATTCAAGATTATATCTTGATAGATATTGTCCTACCATATAATCGTAACCACCATTATAAGACCTAATATAATATTCCCAATTATTTATTGTTTCTGAATAATCTTTGTGAGTTTCTATTGCTTGATCTCTTGTGTATGCCATACTATTTCATAGTCCATCTTGTTGGTCGAGAAAAAACAGCCTGTGTAGTAAGTGGTTTTAAATAATCTACCATATAACCTATTGCATCGTTCATATGATCAAAGCCATCTTCCTTATCAGGAATATTTGTATTCTCCTTGTATATTTGTCTTTGTAATCCTTTTACAATAGTTTTGCAAGTTTTGGAAACAAAAATATGCCTATTACCATTAGAATCTTTGAGTTTGCTATTTACAGCATTAATCCTATCTCTAACTGCTGGGTGTTTCAATTTACATTTAACTTTGAAACCAGCGTTTTGCAATATACTTAAATCTGTCTTTCCACCAGCAGATGTCTTACGTTGTCTTGAAGCTGGGTCAGGGTAAATGAATATAGGTAGTTTAGTTCCATATCTATTTCTTATTTCCTCTACCATTTCGTCTGTATTTGAAGAATAGATTATTACTTCATCAAGAAAAAATATTTTATCTTTTTCTATTTGGCCTACACAAGCACTCATTGGATCTACGTTAAAGTCCATGCCAATATGTAATGGTTTAGTCCAATCTATTTGTTTATCTACTACACTCTCAACAGGGTGGAAATTATAATAAACACTACCAGCATAGTTTTCAAATGTTCCCTCAAACTCCTGTCTAAATGTTCTTATATCAATATCTTGTTTAGCTTGTTCTATTTCATCTTTAGAAACCATACCACCTTGTAGGGTAGTGAATTGAAAGCTATCCCATTCTTTGTCTTGATCTTGGCCTTTAAGATACATACGGTAAGACCAATTACCATAACCCTTTGGAGAACCACACATTAATACATCGCCCTCTGTATCAGATATAGACGCTCTCAAAACTTCTGTCCATGCTTTTTCATCAATGTCAGCAAATTCGTCTAATATTAAAAAGTCTAATCCAACACCCCTTAAACTATCGTAAGCATCGCAACCTTTTAATGATATTTTACTGCCTGTTTTTTTAATTGTGATTGTCATATTGGATTCATTAATATCTTCTATCCAATTAAACTCTGATAACATTTCTTTTAATTTAGACCAAACAATCTCTTTAGCCATTTTGAATGTAGGTGCAACATACCAAATCTTTTTATTAACTTGTGTTGCGTACTTCATCATTTCAGTAATACATAAATAAGTTTTACCAAATCTACGACCACTTACAAGAACTCTGAATCTAGCTTTGCTTGATGATACCTTATGTTGGTGTTTTGTCAGCGATATTTTCATTACAGAAATAAGTAATATATAATTTATCCTTATTTACTTTTTCTTCCATTTTCTCTGCATATGCAATAGTTAATTTACTTCCACCTATAACACACTCTGTCCAAGTGTTAAATTGTTTATCAATAGTCATTGTATTGTTACAATATCCTGTGATTGCAGAACAAATAGAAAATGCTAAAATAAATTTCATTATTCTAGTATAAGTTTTTTAATTGATTTACTACCATCAATGTTATCTTCTAGTTCTGCTTTAGATTTAATACATTGATACTCAACATTGTCATCTATCTTTCTCGATGCAATCCTCTTACCTTTTAAACACTCACTCATAGATACTTGTATTCTATGTTCTTTAATTTCATTATTTACTATCATTAACAATGCAACAACTGTTTCAATCATTAGTGACTACCATTCTTTCTAACTTTATCTTTTAGTTCTTCAATGTCAGCTAACGCTTTTTCAAGTTGTTTAGATAAAAACTCAATATTAACTTTATTAGTCATATTCATTTCTTGAGTAGATTGTAATTTCTCTACTGTCTTATAAAGGTCTTCTAAAAGAAAATGTTGTTCTTGATCTGTCGGTACTTGTTCAGATTTTTTAAGCAAATCATTTTCAAATAATTCTCTTGAAGTTTCTAATGATGTAAGTCTAGCTGTAACTTCTGTATATGCAAATACACCCATTGCTACTGCTATAACTATACCAACCATATTTTTTATAGGCATTGCTACTGATGTGTTTTCTGATACTTTCATAATGGTGCTACCAAGAATGTTAATAAAACAAAAGCTATGATTAATCCACCTGTAAAATAATAATTCATATTAATCCTCATTTAGCAATCTTACCTTTGTTAATTCCTTTTTTAATTACATACTGCTGTGTACCATTAGCACCATGCTCTACTTCTTTTTTTAAGTTCTTAAATATATTCATCTCTTTCAGATTCTTTTCTACTTTCTTTTGGAAAGATTCTAATAATTTTGTATCTCTCATTTCTTTTTCTTCTTTTTAAATTTACTTTCAATCCAAGCAATTATATTATCTATTGCACCAAATACTGTATAAAAAAACTTATCCATAATTATCTCCAAGACCTAATACTCCAATAAGCTGGACTTAAATTCTTTTGGCCTCTTACTTTTTTGAGAACTCCACCCATACGAGCCATAAAGCTACGTTTTCTAGCTGGTATATGTTTCTTGATAGACATTTCTTTAGAGCCAAAATTTATTTTCTTAATTCTGCCTGATGACTTGTCTTTCACGAAAACTTTAAATTTTTTAACATCTCCTCTAGAGATTTTATTTAACTTAACTGTACGTCCTCTGTATTTAGCCATATGGCATAAATATCACAAAACTATCTCTTAAAAAACCTTTTTCTCCATTCGTGGCAAACATAAGTATCTTTAACTCCTTTACTGCCCCACCTACCACAGAACGATCTTTTATTACTGTAAAGCCCACAATTGGCACATACCTCTTTAGACAAACTCTTTCTAAAAGATTGAGGTAGAGAATAATCTATTATTTCTCCATTAGGATAAAAGTTACTTCGTTTGATGTCCATTTTCTATTAGTTTTCTTAAATCTTTTGCTATTGTTAATGCTTTGTTTAATTTTCTTAAAGCAATATCTCTTTGAGTTTTTACTAACTCTAATTCTTCTTTCATCTTATCTTTTTCTAATCTTAATTTAAGATTAACATTTTCCCCTATTTTATTTTCCTTGTCCACGATATTTAGCCTTTCTTTGTCTGCGTTTGTTTTTATTCATTGTTGAAGTTATAGGACGTCTGCCAATAGACGTACCTTTGAAAGTTTTAGAATAGACAATAACTGCCCCATACACATTACCCTTTTTTTTCTGTGACATTCTTTGCTTCTATGATTAATGGTAATGGCTCGTTGTACGTTGTTTGTTCTATTTTATCTCGTTGGTCTAAATGCTGTTTTCCAAGCCATATCTGCATAACAACATTGCCACCCAATGCTTTCTCGAACTGTGCACGTCTTAAACTTATTTTGCCCATCTCTCGACCCTTTTTTATAAGGTGGACATAATTACGTTGTAATGTCTTTGTCGAAACTCCTGAAAACTCTGCAATCTCGTCAAAAGTACAATGTAATTGGGCTAATTTCTTGATAGCCTCTGTATCAACTTTTTTAAGTGGTCTTGCCATTATGTCCTTTTTACTTCCTTACACAATATACAATAGAATCTATAAATCCACCCCAAAAACCCTCTTTACCCTGATGTTTTTGATTGTAATAACTTTTTTGAATATCCACGTGAAAATGTTTTGAAAGTATATCAGCACGTCTAAAGAAGTTATCCATATTTCTATCTTTAGTAAATGAATATTCGAATACAAGTTTATTAATGTTGGCAAAATTGTGTTCGTAATCAAATATCTCTAGTTCAGACCCCTCAATATCTAACTTAATCGCATTTATGTCAGAATATGTCGATAATATGTCATCAATTTTTTTACACTCTATTTCTACTGTTGGTAGTTTCTTCTTATAGTGTGTCATTAGAGAATGTCGCCAAGTATTAGGTGCGATAGTAAATTGATGTGTACCACCATTTTGGTTAATAGCGTACTTAAAGCACTCTATTTGTGTGTTATAAGTTGAATTAATTGTTGAGGCGTTTTTTTGTAATATTTGGTAATTTTCTGTTTCAGGCTCATAACAATAAACTTTTTTACCTTTATTCTGTGCTACGTATAAGCCAAAAATCCCAATATGAGCACCCCCATCAAGCCATACATCATCTTCACTTATGCCAAAGTTAAGTTTCTTTTTTCTATATGCTTGTTTATCTAATATTTCTTTCATTACGTTTTCGTCAGTTGTATTTTTTCTGTATATAAAATTATCGAGCATTTTTAATCCTATTAAGTTCTTCCTCTGCTGTTCCACAATCAATCATTTTTTCTCTGTAATAACAAATAACTGATATTCGTTCATAAGGTTGTTTTGATTTAATTTCAGTATTACCATGTAATTCGTGAACATCAAACAATGCGACATCGCAAGTTCTAACATCAACTGCTACTCCATATCTAGGAATGACAGTATAACCACCTGTATAATCTCCTGTTTGTAATACTGCTAAATTTCCGAAACCCTCTTTTAAATCGCCTTTATCATAATGTGAAGCTGTACGGAAATTCTTATTTACTGTTATAGTTGTAAATACTGTATCGTGTATTCTAAAATCTTTACTTGTTTTATCCCATTGTGCCTTTTGATTAGCCCATCTTTCTGGTAATGCTTCTTCAAATACTTTAGAAATACTTTGTATATAAGGTAAAGCGTTTTTATAAATATCAAAATTTTTTTCTGTGAAAGCTGTTTGTCTGCAATATGGTATTCTAGGGTATCTATCAGCATAACCAATAATACTAGAATCTACATTTTTTGATTTAGGAGAATTAGACAAAGTTCCATCTCTTTTTAAAGGTACAAATCTATTACCACTTAATACTTTACCAACAACTGAACCATCTACTACATCTCCAACTTTAAAATTATGATCTCCACCAGCTTTACCACGATTGCTAGTCTTTCCTATGGCTTTTTTAAGTACAGGATAAGCAAGTTTAATGTGATTACTAGGAATACAGTTTTTTCTAAAAACTACTAGAGGCTCGTTCTTTTCGTTATAAACTATTGTGTCATCATTTATTAAATGGTCTATATAAGATTCATCTAAAAATTTTCCCTCTAATTTTTTAATTTCTTCATCAGATAGTTTAGGTTTTACGTGAATCGTTTTCATTTAGCTG